GCCGAGGTCGGCGAGCTTGACCTCGGCGACGCGCTCGCGAAGGGCAGCGCCCCCAAGCGCGAGCAGCGCGCCGACAACCTCGACACGGGCGAGCTGCACCGCTTCGAGGTCGCAATCCGCAAGGTGTGCCCCGGCTCGTACGGTCTCGGCGGCGCGCTGGTACAGCCCGGCGTCGAGTACGTCGCCGGCGGCAACTTCGATCTCGGCATGCGCCTCGTCGCGTGGGAGGACTGCTGCGCGGAGGTCGGCGGTCGCTACGACGCGCCAACCAAGACGTGCCTGCACGCAACGGATGCCGCGACATGGACCGTGCTCGGCTCGACATGCGAGGACCGCGACGACGCGACGTGGTGCGAGGTCAGGCTCCGCAACGACGCCAAGGAGCCGCAGCGGCCGATCGTGTTCGTGAGGCGGGGGCCATAGCCCATGGCGATCTTCAAGGGCGAAACCGTCGACCGAAAGCGAACCGTCACGTTCGTTCTCACGGATCGCGCCGACAACGACGCGCGCATCACCGGGCACACGTTTGCAACTGGCGAAATCAAGATCGCTGCGCCCGGCGGCAGCATCGGCAACGCCGACGTGTCGCGCATCGTCGAGATCGGCGGCGGCGCGTACGGCTTGCAGCTCACGGATGCCCAGGTGCTACTCGCTGGCGCGGGCGTCCTCGAGATCGACGAGTCGCTCACGGCCGCCGTTCCGCAGACCCTCGGGTTTCAGATCGACGACCCCGACGACTTCGGAGCGGATTCGTCATCTGGCAGCGGTTCTTCGGCGCTGCTTCCCGCGGGCACGGTCACGCTCGCGTCGCTTCGCAGCCTCGTGCGTCTCCGCGGCGACTACCTCTCGTCGCTGACGTTCGATGATGACTACCTCAACCTCGAGATCCAGGCGGCGTGGGTCGAGCTCTTCGAGCTCATGGATGACGTCGGGGAGGGCTGGTGGGACTCCCAAGGAACGGTCTCGACGACGGCAAGCGTGGCCTACGTCGCCGCGCCGTCGACGTGCAAGCGCGTGCTCGGTGTCGATATCCTTGAGGGGGGCGAGTATCGCGAGCTGCGTCAGGTCGCGACCGGCGCGCGCAACCGCTACGGCAGCAGCACGGGGCAGCCGGTCGCCTATCGGCTCTCGTCGCGTGGAATCGAACTGTTCCCGACGCCGGCCGCGGTCTACACACTGCGCGTCACGTTCTCGCCGATCTGCCCGGCGCTGCACGAGTCGAACGGGATCGAGCTGTACGGCCTTCATGAGTACATCGTGACGGCGGCGCTGTTGCGCCTCGACCAGCGCGAGGAACGCCCGCTCGGCGAGCGCCTGGCCGAGCTCGAGCGGCAGCGACAACGCGTCGTCAAGGCTGCGAGCAAGCGCAAGCAGCAGGAGCCCGAGTACCTGAATCTCCGCATGGGTGATGGGGAAGACATGGATTGGTGGGCCTAATGGCAGGACGTCGCCCGCAACGCATTCCGCCGTCGACACAGCCAATCGTGGCGGACGTCGCAGATCCGGCCGCCTCGCGTGCGTTGCGCGCGCTCTCGTCGGCGGTTGAGTCTGTCCGCGGTCGCGGCGAGGTCGACCCGGTGACGGCCGATCTTGTCGTCGGCTCCAACTTCGTGCGCCATGGGCTCGGGCGCACGCCTCGTTTTGTCCAGGTCACGCCGACGGTCGCGGATGCGTCGTTCGGGTGGGCCTGGGTCAAGACCTCACCCCATGCCGATCGGCAGGTGCGGATCGACGTCGTTGGCGTCGCTCAGCCCGGAGCCGTCGTGATTGTGAGCTGACATGCCGGGCGCGACACTTCCGAACATGAGCATCGTGCTTCCCGCGCTCGGAGGCGACTCCGGCGATTGGGACACGTACCTGAACGAGGCGCTCGGCGTCATCGACGAGCACGACCACACATCGGGCGCGGGACTCGCCATCACGACGGCAGCGCTCGACATCGACGACGATTTGAGCATCGGCGGACACGGCCTTACCGGCGTGGGCCAAGTGGCGTTTACAGCGGTGGCCGCGCTCGCGAGCGGCTCCAAGGTGCTCTTTGTGGATTCCAGCACGAACGAGCTGTACTGGCGCACGAACGCCGGAACGAACGTCAAGCTCACGAGCGGCACGAGCATCAATACGTCGCTCGTCGGCGGCATCGTCGGCGACTACACGAGCGTTGGCGCCGAAGTCGCGTACGACGACGCGAACGATCGCTACACGTTCAAGCAAGAGGGCTCGCCGAAACCATGGGCGCGCATCGCGAGCGGCGACGTTCGGATCTACGAGTACAACACGACGGAGACCGTGTACGTCGGGCTCAAGGCGCCGGCTGCATTGGGCGCGAGCTACGACATCACGTTGCCGACGGCCGCGCCCGGCTCGACGGCGATCGTGCAGATGGACTCGTCGGGCAATCTTACCGTGAGTAACACGGTGGCGAACGCCGCGACGTTCTCGACGAGCATCACGACGCCGACGATCGGCGGAACGCCCAACTTCACGGGTGCCGTCACGATGGCGAGCACACTCGGAGTGACGGGGCTGATCACGGCGACGGCGGGGCTCACGGCGGCGGCGGATCAGCACGTGACGGTCTCGGGGACCGGCGAGTACAAGCACGGGTCCAGGTCTCTGTTCCAGACCCCTGAGTCGTCGGTCGTTCCGACCGGGACATACTCCGGCGGGGCGTCCAGCGACCTCGTCTCGTGGACGTTGTCCACCGGCGGCGGCACGGTCTATATCCCACTTCGCGGACTCATCGACGGAGACCGCCTGCTATCCGTGGTCATCGAGGGCGCCGCGACACAGGAGCCGACGTTCACGATTTACTCGAACCAGGGCGGATCGGACGTCGAGCGCACGCACACGGCATCGCTGACGATCGTCTCGAATAGCTCGACCACGCTCACGCTCGACACCCCGCTCGAAGTGAACAAGCTCGGCGTTCTCGGAATGAATGTGTTTGTCAAGGTGGTGACCGGAGCATCCACCTTCGCGATTCGCCAAGTCGTCGTCACCATCGACCACCCATAACCTATGGCCCTCCAACGCCAACGCCTTACAGTCAAGTTCGCCTCGGGCATCGAGACGAAGGCTGACCCCAAGTCCGTCCCCTCGGTGCGCCTGCTCGCGCTCGAAAACGGCGTGTTCACGAAGGCCGTCTCCATCCAGAAGCGCAACGGCTACTCGGCGCTCGCTCGCACGATCGCAGGCGGCGACACGCCGCTCACGGGGGCGCGTCGGCTTGCGCGTCGCGGTGACGAGTTGCTCGCGTTCACGGCGAACCGCTGTTACTCGCGGCGCTCGACGGGCGACGAATGGACGGATGCCGGCGCGGTGTTCTCGGTTGTCGGCTCAGATCGCCCGATCGTGCGCACGGGGACCCAGCAGACCGTACCGGACTACGCCGCGGCCTCGGGCGTTGCGGTCTGCGCCTGGGAAGACAGCCGCGGCGGCGTGTGGTGGACGACGATGGATGCGACGACGGGCCGCGTGTTCCGCGCGCCCGCGCAGCTCGACGCCGACGGCCAGCGCCCGCGGTGTCTTGCGGTCGGCGCTAACCTGCACGTGTACTGGGCGAACGCCGCGCTCGGACGCGTCTATGTCGCGGTCGTGAATCCGTCGACGCCGACCGCATCCGTGACCGGCTCGATTCTCGTCGACGACCTGCAGACGACGAACCCGGCCTATGACGCCTGCGCCACGACGCGCACCGGGACGCCCGCCCTGATGGCGTGGCACGAGCGCTCGACGGCCAACATCCGCGTGGGCTACGTGGATGCGTCGGGCGTCCTCGGATCGCCGTCGACATCGCACCCATCGGTCAAGCGCGTGGCGATCTCGCTCGCCAGCACATCGCCGATCGCGTGCGCGTTCGAGTACGCCGACGGCGAGGAGGCCGATCGCATCTGGCTCGCGTACGTCAACAGCTCGTCCGAGGGCTACGTGTCCGAGCTCAGCGGCGGCAGCACGTCCGAGGCGATTGGCGCATCGGACACGACGGATTCCGTCGTCCATGATCCGGCAACTGACGTACAGCGCATCGCGCTCACTGTCGCTGACGGAACCGCTTGGGCCGTGTTCGAGGAAGACGCAGCCGAGACGAGCGAGCACTACTGTGTCATCAACAGCGTCACAAGCGCGGGCGTTATCGGGACGCCGACCACGCTTCGCAGCGTCGGGCTCGCGGCGCGCGCGTTCACGGTATCGGATGCGGCGTTCGGTGTGTTCGTTCACGCGACCACCTACTTCGGCGTTTACCTGACGATGCGGCTGTCAGACCTCGCGTGCGTCGGGCGTTCGCTCCCCGGGCTCGCTGCGGGGCTGCCGGGGCGAGCGCATCTGCCGTCGAGTCACGTTGCCAGCGACGAGGCGCAGATTTGCCTTCCGTATCGCGAGCGGCTGCTCAGCGAGAACAACGACAAGTTCACCGAGACCGGTGTGCGGCTCGTGTCTCTCGACTTCGACAGCGAGGACAGCCACGGGTGGTCACAGCTCGGGCGCGGGCTCTACCTCGCCGGCTCGTGTCCGCAGCACTACGACGGCCTCGCGTGGGCCGAGCTCGGGTTCCACGTCGGGCCAGAGCTGATCGCGACGGCGTCGGCGACCGGCGGCTCGATGACCAGCGAAGGCACGTTCGTCTATCGCGCCTGGTACGAGTGGACCGACGCACAAGGCGAAGTCCATCGCGGTCCGACGAGCATCGGCACGACGGTCACGCTCGGCGTCAGCGATACGCAGGTCACGCTGACGCTGCCGACGCTGAGAGTCACGAAGAAGGCGAACGTGCGCATCTGCGTCGCTCGCAGCAAGAACGGCGAGGACGCCGCGCTCTATCGCGTGACCAGCGCCGATCCGTCGGCGAGCGGCGCCAACGGCTTCGTGGCCAATGACGCCACCGTCGACTCCGTGACGTTCATCGATCGCATGAGCGACACGACGCTCGCGACGCAGGAACCGCTCTACACGAACGGCGGCATCCTCTCCAACGACCCATCGCCGCTCGGGTCAATCGTGGCCGGCGGCAAGTCGCGCCTGTTCTTCACGGACACGGGCGATGCCAACGCGATCCGCTACAGCCAGCAGCTCGACGAGGGCTACGGCGTCGAGTGCCCGCCAGATCTGCGCATCCCCGTCGACCCGTTCGGCGGGCCGATTCGCGCACTCGCGGTGATGGACGAGTTGGTCGTCGTGTTCAAGGAGCGCGCGATCTTCGCATTCAACGGCGACGGCCCGACGCCGAACGGCGCGAGCACAGAGGCCGGTTTCTCGGCGCCGCAGTTGATCACCTCTGACGTGGGCTGCACCGATCCGAACTCGGTTGCCGTGACGCCGGCCGGCCTGTTGTTCAAGAGCGCGAAGGGCATCTACCAGATCGACCGCTCGGCACAGGTCAGCTACATCGGCGCCCCGGTCGAGCGCTACAACAGCCAGAGCATCCGACGCGCGACCGCGATGCCTGACCGGACGCAGATCGTATTCCTGACCGACGACGGATCGACGCTGCTCTACGACTACTTCTTCCAGCAGTGGTCCACGTTCACGAACCACGAAGGCTACGACTCGGTCGTGGTCGACGGCTCGTACTACTACCTGCGCACCGACGAGCGTGTCTTCGTCGAGACGCCCGGCGTGTACTCGGACGCGGGCAAGCGGATCCGACTGCGGCTCGAGACGGCGTGGCTCCACATGCACGAGCACCTCCAGGGCTTTCAGCGCTTCTACAAGATGCACGTCCTCGGCGGACGCGAGAGCGCGCACCAGCTCGTGGTGCAGTACCGCACCGACTACGTGGGACACTGGAGCGATCCGGCGTACCTCGACGCGACGGGGCTCGACACCGGCGCAACGGGATGGATCACGGGCGACCGCGCGCGGACCGTCGGCGAGGAGCCGCTTGCGGGCTCGGTGTACGGCGATGGTCCGTACGGTGACGGCGTCTACGGCGGCGACGGGCCGGGGCTGTACCAGTGGCGCGCGCATCTCGGCGTCGTCGGCCAGGCGATTCAGTTCCGGTTCGAGGACTTCGAGGCCGACGGCTACGCGGGCGCGGGGTTCGAGTTGTCCGAGCTCACCCTGACCGGCGGAAGCAAGGGGCCGGCTCGACGACCGTTCTCGGGCGCACGCAGCATGTGATACAAGAGAGCAAACACGCGACTTCGGCCAGGGAGACCAGATCGGCCGCCTCCAGACAGGAAGGCAGATCATGGGCATCACGAACTGGCTCTTCGGCGGCGACGCCACGAACGCGATCAACGACAAGCTGGCCCACGGCGACCAGATGGGCAGCTACATCCAGCAGCAGCTCGGCGGCGTGAACCAGCGGCGCGCACCGATGGCGCAGGCGCAGTTGCTCGGCCCCGCCGGTCAGCTCGCCAACGGTCCACAGGCGGACGCTCGCGCGCAGCTAGGCGGCGTCACCTCGCAGCTTCAGCGGATCATGTCCGGTCAGCAGGCCGGCGCGGGCGAGCTTGCGGTCAATCGTCAGGTCGGACAGGCGACGGCGGCGCAGCAGGCCGCGGCGCGCATGGCGCGAGGCGCGAACGCGGCGCTTGCGGCTCGCAACGCGGCTCGCAACACCGCTGACATCGGCGTAGCCGGCGCAGGACAGGCGGCACAGGCGCAGCTACAGGACCAGGCGAACGCGACTGGCCAGCTCGGCGGCATCCTCGGTCAGATGCGCGGACAGGACATCGATCTCGCCGGACAGAACGCGCAACTGCAGCAACAGCGCATGCTCCAGCAGGGCGCATTCAACCAGCAGACGGGGCTCGCGAACCAGGACGCGGCGCTGCGTCAGATGGGCATGAACGATCAGGCGAGCCTCGGCTATCTCGCGCAGCTGCTCGGCGTCGATCAGGCGCAGCTCCAGGCGCAGCTCGCCAAGCAGCAGATCGCGCTTCAGGACAAGGGACACCTTGGATCGTTGCTCCAGAGCGCGGGCACGATCGGCGCCGCGGCGGCAGGGTAGCCATGGCGCTCTTTCCCGGCGAGGAACTGATCGATGTGACGACGCCCGACGGGCGCGCGATGAAGCTACCGCGCTCGATCGCGGCGGCGTTCCCGGGTCTCGCGACGCCTCCTCCGGTGGCAACGCCTCCGATCGCGCCGCCGATGCCCGAGCCCGTCACGCGCGAGGCCGGTGCTGTGCCGTCGACGCTGAGCCCGCCGGCCAGTGCCGCCGCGGCGCCGATGCCGCAGGTCGACACGGTCTCCGCGGCCGATCCGGTCACGCCTGCGCCGCCAGCGCCTCGCCCGGCGCCCGCTCCTGTTCAGGAGGCGCCGCGCATCAACGATCGCGACCTCGCCAAGATGGGCGCGACAGGTGCGCTGAATGAGCAATACGCCGCACTCGGCGATGCCGCTGCAGCCGGTCGCGACC